ATTTTAAATATGAAAATCGGAATGTGATAAACCCACAGGTCACTTCAGTTGGTTACTTATCCCTAGGGATGTTTAACGCCTGAGTTCGACTTGTGATTTGATCACTGCAATTACAACGTTCTCCTTACATGAAATTCTTTGGGAGACTCCGGTCAATCTGAGTATGTAATGGAACAAGTTATCTTGTCCAATACACAAAAGAGTGTACCAGGGTCCTCCAATCTTTCGTGTCGGGCCACCCATTAAAAGTTTGTGATAAACTTGTAATAGTTGGCCTGAAGGGAGGGCTACCGAGTGTAATACCAGGTCAGTTGCGTCTGTTAATCAGATGTAATGACTTGGCAACCATTCGGGCATGCCTAACTTTCTTCTCAGTGTACCGGGTACTCAAAGTACCTGGCATATTAAAGTTGAGTACGATCACGGACCCTTTCAAAGGTCTGTGTGAAACTCTTCCCAAATATGAGTTAAGACTAGTATTACGAGAGCTATCGATATCAAAGATATGACCTTCACCCATAAGACTAGCCTTACTAAACACCGCTGGTCCTAACAATTCTTTATCCATGTTTGGTATCTGAAAAGATCTCCACGCATGGAAGGAATCTCCGCTATTACCTTCTCTCTTAGAGTTCATAGAACTTTGAGAAGAAGATCATATCGTGAAATTCAAAGACTTGCTTACTTCGGAATTGGAGAATTTGGGTCCTCGAAAGGATCCAGATGCCCATTTATTCCTTGGTAGACTTAGTCTTAAAGAAGAGGCGGCCGGAAAGATTAGAGTCTTTGCGATCACGGATGCTATCACTCAAACAGTGATGGCTCCGCTCCATGAGGGTATCTTTGATTTATTACGTACTATCCCGATGGATGGTACTTTTAATCAGGATCTCCCTCTAAAGAGACTATTAACACGAGTTAAACTCGGTCTTTTAGTTGATCCAGACTTTTATTCCTACGATCTTAGTGCAGCTACCGATAGATTACCAATCGCCCTTCAGACAGATATATTATCCGTCATTATGGGGGATCGTCTCGCCCAGTTATGAAGAAAACTTCTGACTGATAGAGATTGAGTGTTACGAAGGGGTCTTAGATTAGATTCCCTTCGCTACGCTGTTGGTCAACCTATGGGAGCTTTAAGCTCATGAGGAATGTTAGCATTGACTCATCATACTATTGTAAAGTTAGCAGCGAAGCGTCTAGGAATAGACAATTTCTCTGATTATGCACTACTTGGTGACGATATAGTTATCGCCAATAAGGCGGTAGCACTAACTTATCACAATATCATGACAGCTGTATTAGGTGTGGATATAAACCTTTCAAAATCACTGATCTCAAAGCATTCTTTCGAGTTTGCCAAGAGGTTAGTGACTTTGGATGGTGAAGTATCTCCCGTAGGAGCTAAGAACTTACTTGTAGCGGTTAAGTCGATGAGGGGAATCCCCTCCGTTCTTCTTGACCTCTGCAATAAGGGCTATGCTCTTTCTGAAGAGAACCTTGTACCTTTCTTTGACAAAGTGCCCACTGTGAGAAAATCAC